TCCACTACTTTGTTCGTTAAGCCTGGTCTTGTAGCGATCATTAGCTATTTTTTCGGATTCGCCCCGCAAATAATCAGAGAAGGAAGGAGCTTTCGGAGGGGCAGGAAGTGTCCCCCCTAAGTCAGTTTCTGCCCGTTTTTTCGTGCGTCTGTATCCGGGGTGGAGGTGGCCCAGCCAAAAGGCATCCGCGCGCTCGCTCACAGCCTCTTGGCTTATGGAGCTTCTATAATGTTGAGCAACCGCAGTTGTGCCAGGTACCAAAGGTGGAAATTTCTTAGCCATTTCTTACCCCCTCACGTACATAGGATTAAGGACGACATCGACTGCTTTCTCAATGAAGTCAAGTTGAGTGCCTCCCAATTCTAAAGTAATTGGGAGGGTAAGTTCTTTGACGGTGATAGGACCAGATTGATTCGATCCTCCCGAACTTTCTCTTCCTCTGCCTGCCCGATTTTCTCCAAAGGTTCCTAATTGCAGTAGTCTTCCCTGGGCATCGGTTATGCGGAGGTCGTCGGCGCGACCCTTCACTCCGGCTGCATGTATGATGGGTCCGGGCGCAAGCGTCGCGTCGTTGACGGCTCCTGTAAGTTCGGGGACCGATCGTCCAACACTATAGCCAAACATAGCAGCAGGAATTGCTCCCACGCCCCCGGCTCCCGCACCTATTGCTCCGGCGGTGGCGGCACCGGTCAAGCCACCAGCCAGCCGTGCACGGGCCAGCTTCTTATCTTCTTCTCCGGTTATACCCAAAGATTGAGCAGCATCTTTAATCAGCAACACGCCGCTGGCGATGCCGCCTATTATCTTCCCGAAGAAAGCAGCGCCTTTTGATATGGCTGAAAGTTTAGATCCGAGTGCGGACATCCCGCTGATTAGAGGGCTGAACAACACTTTGAGCCCCTTGATCGCCCAGCCGATGCTTTTGAGTGCTCCTCCGAGGACCAGCAATTTGCTGGTCAACAGTATGACGCTGGCGATGCCTTTCCCCCAGGAACTGGAGAAAAAATCATCCGCGGCTTCAGCCATCTGACCAAGCCAGTCCACTAGTTTGATCGCGGCCGGCGCGAAAGCCATATAGAATTTTTCGTAAGCTATTTGCATTTTTTCTGTTGCCGTCTTGAATCCAGCCTGACGTTTCTCGTTTATTAGTGTTTCCTTTTGGATTCTGCGCAATTCCATGGGATCGCCAAACATGCGGGTGGCAGTCTCGGGATCAACCTTTAAGATATCGGCAACCATCTGAAGCTGTCGTTTGCCCATATTCTTCACGACGACGCCCGTACGATCAAACTCGCCGCGCAGAGCCTTAAACCGGTCGGCATGATCCATATGCATCATATTAACCGACTCAAACTGAGTTCCAAACTGGGCGTTTAACTTACCGGCAGCCTCTGCTGCACTTTCAAAGGTATCAAAAAGCTCTGCCACATCGAAAATCTGTTTCGATTCCATGCCAAGTTTACGAGCTTCTTCTTGCAGTCTGGTGAATACCTTAATACCTTGCGCTCCAAAACGTGCCATCTGAGGGTTAAGGTCATTAAAGTCTTTCAGGACTGCGCCGAGGGGACGTCCGGTTCTCATAGCAATCTTTTCAAAAGATGCTGCGGCTTTGAGTCCGGCTGTCCCAGTGATTCCCAGTCCACGGTTGATCTTATCTAATGTTTTCCCGAAGAGTGCGCCTTCTACACCCTGCACTTTAAACTTGCGTGCGAGGTCGAAAGTCTCAAAGCGAGCAGTCTTCGACAAGGCATTATAATCCTTGTATTCGTTGCTCAACTCTCCAAGAAGTTGACCCTGTTCCTTGTACATGAGCCCCGTGCGGGAGGAACTCTTATAAAAGGTAGCTAAGTCCTTCTGTAAATGGCGAGTGTAGCCTGTTTGGGTTGCCAATGACTTGTTCACTTGGTCCAGTCCGTGGGCTCGGCGAATCGACTCTTTGGCGATCTCCTTCATACTCTTCAGGTGGCTCATGTTGACGCCGGTGAGGGTTGAGAACAGATCGACGGTTGCTCCCCACCCTTTTTTGATATCGTGAGCGGCTTTGACGTTATCTTGGGATACGGTGACTAGTTCGCGTTGGTGAGCTATATGGTCTACTAATGTTTTATCGGCTTCTTTAAGCGCGGCATGGGCAGCGAGGAGGCTTGCCTTCTCTTTGTCCGATAATTCAATACCCTTAGCTTTTGCCTCGTTCTGGCGGGCTAAGAGTTCGAGGTACACATTTACTGATTTGATCTCTTGAGCGTTAAGCTGAAGATCGGTCTCTTTCGCCTCCAGGGCTTTCTTATCTTGTATGAGTTTCTTCTCGCCCCACTTATACTCTTTTTCCTGTAGCTCTAAAAGTCTTTCTTGAGCCTGGATGTGTTTAAGCAGCCGACCGGCTTTCTCTTGGTCGGTCTCGTTGCGATTGACCGGTCGTCGAGGATTATTATTGTTGCCGTTGTTATTACCGTTGTTATTACCGTTGTTGTTGCCGTTGTTACCGTTGTTGCCGTTAGTCATCTACTGGTTTTCCTAATTGCGGATAGGCCAGTTAATGCCTGACTCGCGTTCAAAACGCTTAATGGCTACGTCCAGGCGCGCTTTTTGCTGGTAGGTCATGGGGTCGTCGAGCCCGTATTTACGGATAAAGTCCATATAACGCTTTTCGTTCACTAAAGCATCAGTAAAACGTTCTACCTCAATACGGTTGCCGCGGACCCGAACAGGGATTCGACGACCCTTGAACATCTTGGATAAAAGATACTCAATCCATGCAGCCAAGACATGGAGAATGTTCTCGTTTAAGGGCTGATTCTTGAAATCATTTAGATCAAACACATCATTTTCAAAATCCGGCTTCATAGAAGAGCCTCCTACTATATCTCTAAATAGTCAGCAGCATAGATTTTAAGTATATTGACGACCGCGGCCGCCACGCGTGGTTTGCTGGGCAGCTTTCATTTGTTCTACTTCATGGGTTTTTTGTTCATGGAGCTTTTCAAGGAACCATAAACGCATCCGAATAGGGAGGTTATAGGATTCGAAAAAACTCCACCCCCCAAAATATTTTAAGTCAAAAAGTTGGTTATAGACTGTTTGAAGGTACTCATCATTCAGGCCAAAAAAAGTCCACGCCGAGCGGAACCTCCATGTCCGCTTCATGTCCGCAGTTGGTGCAAACATAATTCTGAGTCATGTCAATGTTAGGAACAAAGGACACGTACGTTCTCCGGAGGTACCGGGCATCTCGCGCCGGCATATTCTGGATAAGTGTTTCTTTCATGATTGGGGATGGATCTCCGTTAACACTAACAATGTAGGCACGGAAAATATCGGTGGTGGTGGTGTCGTCCTGCTTGCGCTTGCTTTTGCGCTCCGCTTGTTTCGCCAAAGCAAGTTCATCGCTACCAAAAAGAAGCCGGCATTCTACGGTGACTTCCGTCATAGGCAGTGTTATGACGAAGGTCTGATCGTCGGTTAAGGTAACCCCGTTATCGCTTTCGATAGCTTCTCGGAAGTTATTAATAGGAGGATCTTCGAGATCAAAGCTGAACTCGTCTGTAACATTACAAGAGGGACACTCGACCTTTGTATCATACATCGCCCCGTAGCCCGTACGTCGAGCCGCCACCAGTAGGGCATTCTTATCGCCTACCAAAAGATCCCCTACCTGAATAGACGAATCAATGAACAAGTTTTGGAGCATCCGATCCAACGCCAGTCCTTCCTTAAGAAGAGAGCGGGAAGTAAGAATGTCTTCTTCTTTTGCCGTCATATACCGTATTTCTATCATGTCTACGTTATGCAACGGATGTCCGGCGGGGTAAAACATCCCGCCGCTGGGCAATTTCACAAATTCAGTTGGTGTGGCCCAATTAAAGGCTGGGGTGTTTGCCGCGGCTTGAGGAGTGCCCGGAGGGTTAGTTACAATTGGAGCAGGGCTTTCCTCTTGGTGCTCGAAAGCATCTTCGGGAAGCCCTGTCCGGTTTTGATTACGACTCATTTATAGAACCTTTCTTTTCTCTACTATATCATAGCTGGAGAAAATGTTTAAGTGGGAGTAGCTCGGGGGGTGTTCTCAGCCGCCGGCTGCGCCGGAGCCGCGTCCTGCACCCGAGATCTCCAGTTTTGCCCAATCGAACTGCATTTCAATAGTTACTTCATTCATTTCATCGGAGGTATAATCCAACGAGCCGCCGAAATCAACGCTCGTAATGAAAGGATTTTGAAGAGCCCATCTTTCGATAATCTTGCCGTCCTCGTTGATCTGATCAATAAAGACTTGCCCGATTTGCTCCGTAAACTTACGCTTACTTAAACTGGCTTTTGATTGAGCAGCAGTTGTAGGGAACTTATATCCACTTGCGCCGAGAACATCCAAGAAGGCAAAAGACAAATCAGGATGCACAGGATCAACCAAAGTGATAGTAATCGGATCCCAAGTAACACGTCCCGGATACTTGAAGGTGTGATCAATATACTGGTGCTCAATCAGGGAGACATTGGCTTTAGGCTTAGTTGCCGTCTTCACGGTCCAAACCGGGATTGCTCCTTGTCCGCCGGATGAACGGCTGCTAAACTTAAGTTCAAATCGAAACCGGCGTTTTGGCTCTGTCCGCACGTCATTCCAAAATAGTTCTGCCATTGTCTTACATACTCCCTAATATATTTAGTATCGCTCTACGATTAATCCTCGAAAGCGGCTCCGCTATTTGTAACTACAAAGTCGATGGCGAAGAACTCAACAGCACGTGTCGGCTTAACAAGCAACTTAGCGTAGATTATGTTCCGGTCAATCAAGTCCGGAGTGGTGGTGGCATCATCCAACACAAGTCGGAAGTCTTCGATGCCGTATTCAGCTTTGACACTCTCCAGCAATGGAGATGCCTGCCCTAAGAACCTGTCCCAAGTGTCTTGAGTGTTAGGACTAAAGAGCAGTCGCGAAGCGATGAATGAGATCTCGCGCTTGAGATAAATCATCAGGCGTCGGACATTGATACGGTCCAGAGCAGTTGCAGTTTGTTGCAAGGTTTTCTGTCCGAAGATTACAATACCTTCGGCCGGGAACTTGGCGATGGGATTAATATTTGTTTCATACAACGAATCTCTCTGGTCTGACGACAAGCGTTGAGAGACATCCAGCACCGGCAAGCCGGCAGCGCCTTCACTCAAGCCACCGCGGGTGAACCCAGCAGGCGCAAACCAAGGAGCTTGAAGCCTATCCGTACTGGAAAGGACTCCCAAAGCTGCAACGCTCGGAGGTGCCCAGAGGCTCTGGTTAGTATTCGTATCCAAGATACGCACCCATGGATAATACGTTGCGCCATAACTGTTGTTAATGGAGCGTTGTTGCATTGTGTTCACAGCCGCGGCTGGAGTGTTTGCTTCATTAGCAGCATATTGCCCCAGGTTGGTTTCCGTATCAGGTGTGTACGCATCTTCGATATCCACGATTCCCAAGACATCGGCACGCTCTTCGGCTATTTCCAGCAGATAGTCAGTGACCGTAGCCTTGGTAACGCCCGGAATAGTGAGAGCATTGCCCTGCACATAGTCCGGATCGGAAACAATGTTAAGCGCCTTACGCAAGGAGAATAGCTCATAAGAAGCTTTTTCATCCGTTGTCGAAATGGCACTGTTGCGGAAGGGTTCGCGTTCGGTAATATTATATCCGCTCGTCCCACCATGCAAGAGCACGTTAAAGCGATCAACACCTGCCGCCAGTACCGTCTTGTAGGACGATCCCGAAGGAGCCGACAAACTGGTTCCCGACCGTCGTTGTCCGGCAGCAAAGGTATAACCGTCCGCGGCAGAGCCGGAGACGTCATCGAGTGAGAAGACCCACGAGGTAACAATGGCGCTGCTGCCCATGCTGGCGCTCGTCTGTCCTTGGATATCATAAGTAGTAGCGGCTGGATTGGCACTTTCTCCGCTGCTTTGCACATCGAATGATCGGGCGCGCAGAAGATCCGGCAACTGGCTGCTATAAAAAGTCTCATTAGCTGCGCGACCGGTCCATGCACCCCAGTAGCAATTGCGCAGGGAACGCGGCGTACCCCATGTACTAAGCTGCCGCAGAGGAACTGTGGGGAAAGTAATAGAGCCGCTAAATCCGGTGGCGTCGTCTGTTTCTAAGATGTCGGACGAGGCAAAGGAATGACCCGCCAGACCAAATGTGACTGACGATCCGCCTGCAAGCATGGTGTTGACTGCGGCAAGAACACCGGAGACTGGAGTGGAGACTGACTCCGACCAGCCCGATGATCCAGAGACCACACCGACATCACGGTATTTAGGAGGACCCCACATACCGAAAGGCAACCAGCGCGGCTCGCCTGAGCCGGCTTCCACATCCTCGTCCATCACTACGCGGACATAGTTGGACTGATTAGCGTATTGACCGTATTCTACGTTGCGAAGATTGGTCTTATCATAGCGTTGATAGCGATCGCCGATTTGCTTCGCAATATAATCAGCAGACGCGGGGTTAAGATTAAGGTTATCAAAACGCTCGATGACCTGTGGGGATGTATCGCTATCGCCCAATCGTCTTACAAGAATAGAGAAGGAGCCATAAGATTGGTAGTCTCCTTCTGGTGCTTTAATGTTCGAGACAGATATCTTAACCTGACGTTGTACACTTTCGCCGGCGGTCAAAGCCTCCAGGCGGAAAAGTTTCTGCATCTCACTGGCGTAATATGAAGTGTTATTATTGCTCAGATCTTGCGAGATAAACCAGCCGGTGCTGCCGCGAATAGCTGCACCTTCAAAGTCATTTTGTTGAGAGGTGAAACTTCCGGTGGGAACTGCCATGGGGAACAAGGCAGCGTGAAGCTTTCCAGAAGTAATATCGGCGGACAAAACCCCAATAGAGTTTGTCCCTTGTGCGCTCAGAGATCTCTCGAAGGACTCTCCGAGAAAATACTTTCCACCCTGGTAATAGTCCTGCGTTGCCGCTGTAGTAATAGCAGCATTTGTAATCGTCGGATTCGTGTTGAGAACCTTCCGGATAAAGTTTTCGCTCTCTGGGTTTAGACTGACGGTGGCTTTCTTAGAAAGATTACTTCCCGTAAAATGGAGAGTAAAGCTATCAATGTTCGGAACTTCTATAAGTGTAGATCCGTTTTCTCCCGTAGCTGCAACCGCTCCGCCAACCGCCAAGGTTCCCGACAGAAGGGCGCGACCTTGATCCACATAAATTTGAGCCGCCACAGCGCCGCCCACGAGGGTCGGTGCCTTAGTGCTAATACTGCCTGAGGGCCAAACGACGAGGGCATAAACCCCACCCGAGTCAGCGCCTTCATCAGTGGCTCCTGCTGTGCCCACTTTCCAGCCGGCTTTGCCAGCGGTTGTTGCTTGATCAGATTCGTCGCCGAGAACTCGCATGAAGGTAACGGGTCCGTTATTGGTCAACCACGCCTTAGCCGCAAAAGGGGCATAAGTGGGGGCGCTGTCATCGCCGATGCGCCAGACATCCCCAGACTTGCCGCCGGGAACAGGGTTCCCAAACGTTTGCACAAAGTCGGAAAACGAACTCACTGTGACAGGGATATTCGCCGGTCCTTTAGCAGCCCGTCCAATAACAATCGGTCCAACGGCGGTAGGGAGATCAGGCAACTGAGAGTTGTCAATCTCCTCCACAAACACACCGGGGGAAATAAACTTAAATCTTCTTGAAGAGTTATCAGCCATGGAAAATTCTTCTCCTCTTTAAAAACGCGTGTATATTAGCACAAGTATACCAAATGCTACTAATAAATAGTCAGTCACAAAACCAAACACCCACCAATATCCGAGATTGGTTAGCGTCTATATTTATCTTTACGTCCCGGTTTAAATTCCGGATCATCACCCACCACTGTTCTCTCGCGACCAATCGTTACTTCGGCAGCCGATTCCCTCACCACTACATTCGGGGTTTCTTGGTTGACATCTGCCCCCACAAGGTGTCCCAACACTTTAATAGTAATAGTCGTCTTGAAAAGACGCTCGGCGGTCTGAAGTTCAGCGTTATTACTCTCGTTGGCGAACGATTCATTAACAAAAGCTTCGTATGTGTTCCCCTCATGTTTGATAGAGAAAACAGCCGGTGTAGAGAACTGACTTAAGACAGGTGCAAGCATCTCGTTCATTTGCTGTTGGTAAGAGGAAATCAATTTAACTTCATACTCAATTTCAATAAAAGTCGGATAAGGCACCATTAATGTCTCATAAACAATTTTTTGGTTATCGAATGGAAATGTCTCATAAGTCCTGTCAGTTCCATTGCCAAAACGCCGGAGGGCAGTTGCGTTAGCCCTCTCTCTGGTCTTTTCTTGCATGACTCGGCGTGCAATAGGAATAGAAGCTTTCCTATTGTAGTAGTCATAGTAGGGAGGAATATACACCCCATACCGCCCCTTGTTTTGAGGATTTTTAACCATATTTCCCCGAACAATAGCGATCAAAGGATATTCTAACACTCGATCATTAGATCTCAGGTCCCGCTGTTCCTTGATCGCAAAGGATCGCTCAGGGCTGGCGAAAATAATCGGTACTTTGCTGAAGCCTTTGTTGCTCGTGCAACTAATAGTCAAATCATCGTTCAAGTAATTATATAATGCCTGGTCAATGTCTTCAATCGTGGAAGGACTAAGAGGGTATGTTGCGCGCAGGTCTTGATTTAATATAGTACGTTTTGGCATAGCTTATTTCCCCGATGATCCTAGTGCGCCGCGGCTAACTCCACCGAGCACCGATCCAGGGTCAAAGAGTCCGAGACGAGCTTCACGGCATGTGATGCTGCGTGACTGCATATACCCATCTGCAAAGCCCGTATCCTGCCCAAATAGATTTTTAGCCGAAGCTGCGACGTCTATAATCTCAAAAAAGGTCTCATCATACTGTACAAAATCCCCAATGCGGAGGTACAGGTCCTGATCCTGAGAAATACGGCGATCATTAAACCGAGATTCTATCATACGTACATTATCATAGCCGTATACTCCCTGTACACGCTCCGACTCGGTATATGCAGTCAAGCAATAAACACGGAGTGGCGATAAGAAGTTTTTCTCCACTGCCTCACCATAAAAGTTATAATTTGTCCGATCGACATCGACAGGGAAATATAATATTTGTTGCCCGATGACCTTTTCGATAACTTCATCGTTAATCTGTTTAACAAAATTACGTTCGGCAGCACCGACAAATAAAGGGGGTGGCGGCTGGAGGGGCTGTGACCATCTGTTCTGGCTTGCCATTTATTTAACCCACGAAAATGCCGACGGGTACCTTACTGGCGGCATCGGTCAGACTGTTTTGAAGACTCATCTCTTTTTCAGCGAGAACCGAATAGACCATCTCGTCTAATACAGCTTTCAATTCATCGCGTAGAGCTACCTGCTCTTCTTTAGCTTCAGTTACCAAGGCTGGACCGTTGAGGGTGACTTCAGCATTGGGGATGGGGATGGCGGCCAGCTTGGACCGTACCTGCCCCAATGTCTCTTTGGCTAAAGCTAATGCATAGCGCCGAATCCACTGCTTACCAATACTGTTGATATTCATGTAGGGAATATTAGGAAAAGGTAACGTATTGACATTATTGATTCCCTCGACCCCATATTTCCGGGTAGGATCGTCTTTCATGGGATCGTCCCATGGTCTAAAATCGACCCAGAATTTAGTAGGATCATTATCCGGCGTTGGGAAGAGCCGTAAATAATTGTTATTAATGCGGAATGAATAATGAGATGCGCGGACGTGCATATCTTCCTCAAAGGTGTAGGCTTGCAAAACATTCTGCCACGCAGGCACAAGTTGGAACGTGCTGTCGTCCGCGTACATACCATAAGTGGAAAGATTGCCTACGGTTCCGACTGGGTACCCACCGAAAAAGTTCCACATCACGGACGGAGTTTTATAATAAACCCTGATGACATTAATAGCTCGATCACCCACCTGATTATAAAAGTCCGATGCTGGGTCAAGAGAGGCTGTATAGATAATTCCTTGAAGGTCATAATCTTGTTTGTCTATTTGGGTAGTAAAAGAAGCCGAATAAATAGTGTCGGATGCCCCTACCCCAATATGGGTACTATTAGCTTTCCCCATCGTGGTCAGGTATCGTAACTGAAACTTAGGATACTTTAACTGAGGTGATGATGTTATCCCATCGGCATATGCTGTAAACTCACCATCCTGATCAAACGAACCTGTTGTAGCTCCAAGCAATTCAAACAGTACATTTTTGGACTGATGCGAATTGATGAGATAAGAATATTCGAGGCAAGCCTCCTCATAGGCACTGTAAACATTGCGGGGCTGAATTTCTAAATCAAGGACATTCCCACCAAGCTTGTTATAAGTGTGAGCCACTTGATCCACTGCACCACTGATAAAAGCGGGGGTGCTATAAATTCCGTAGGCTAAAGCTGTCGCAACTTGTGATGCTGTTCCGGTAGCCGGTAAGACAACGGCACTTTGAACACTCTTCGGTTGTAAGTTTAATGGCATTATAAATCCTCGCTACCCTATAAATAGTTTTTTACTTTCCCAAACTTTCGGGTAAAAGAAAAACACAAAAGAAAACCCCGCCACTAGGACGAGGTTCCCTTCAGTGTTATTCACTTGAGTGAACGATTATATCGTTTACACCAAGTCCGCAACAACAACTAGACCGTACATGTCAGGTCTCACCATCTTCTTCGCGTAGCGAGTCATGACACCCTTACGGGGCACGAAATCTTCCGGTCCAAAGATTGTGGGCGTGACTTGCAGCGGCACATACGGGGCGTAGACATAGCCGCTTTCAAGGAAGCTGCTGCCTCGGCGACCCACGAGAATCAGATTCCGCGGGAAGTAAGGATCTACGTGAATGTCCATCTTACGGCTGATCGAACCAACCTTATGAACACCCCAGCTACCCTTGTCATCATCGACGGCTGCCGAAGCACGGAAGCCGCTGGTGAATTCAAGGATGTTTGCCACTTCGGGAGAGCAAACTAAGAAGTTTGCGCCACCACGCAGGGTCTTACGGTGAATGCGAGCACTCACGTCGTTCACACGTTCCAGGCACGTTTCGTACCATTCGGACACGTTGCCGGTGAAATCCGGATATTGTGTCGTGTTCAACAGAGCACCTGTTTCAGCGTTAAGGAACTTACCTGGGCTACGGCTCCAGTACAATGTACCGGCGGTCGCACCATTGATCAGGTCTGCAAGAATCTCTTGATCGATTTCAAGAGCAATCTGCTCAGACAAAATACTTGTCAATTCAACTTCGGCGTCGAGGTTGTGATAAGCATTCAAATCCTGAGCAAGTTCAGGGCTCCACTTAGCCTTGAGCTTCTTGGTGTTAGCAGTCACCGCCACCGAATCGATCTTAATGTCGATCTGGGGAAGGTTCGTGTTGTTTTCCAACTGCCACGGCGCGGTGCCCATGACAGAACCAATGGCTCCACCCTGTGACCACGTGTCATCCAGCGGGAAGCGAATACCGACCAGAGTAGCAGCAGACGTTGCCAGCGCATTACAATCTTCACCAGTACTGGTCAAGACCATGCGAAGCACGGTTGTCGAGCTACCAGAGTATTCCGTCAAGCGGCGTACTTGGAAGCCGCCCGTGTTGAGTGTTCCGTCGGGACCTTCAGTACCCGAAACACAAATGGCAACAAAATCCTTGAGGTTCAGCCCAGCCGGTACGGCTGAGGAGAGAACAACATAGGGGCTGCCAGTTCCGAGAGCGCCCGAAACAAAAACGGGATCGCCACGGAGAACGTCGAAGAGCGCGCCGCCGGGGCTCGAAGCTGCATCGCCGTATGTACCAGAGGCATCAACGTTGACAACCTGAACGCTCGAACCAGTCGGTCCAGCAAAGCCATTATTGAGGCTATAAAAGCTGGATTCGCCGAGGCGATTGCTCAAATCCACACCACCGGTGATCTGTTGACCGACAACGCCACCACCATAGAGCGAACCGCTAGAACGGTTAGCCAAACGAGCAGTAATACCATTGACAGTCGTCATTGCTGCCGAACCATCGTATTGGAAGTCGAGGAAGAAGATGAGTCCACTGGGGAGGCTCATCGGTTGGACCGACACAAGGTCCTGGGCCAAAAGGTTGCCGAAAACACGGCGAACAATTGGGAAAGCAACCGAGGCAAAGCCTTCGACGTCACCAGCAGCCATTGTGCTGGTTTCTTTAAGCAGTTGAGCAGCTTGGTTTTCCAGAAGACGCGACATGTTACTACGAGTAACGTCGTCGAGACCTTCCAAAAGACCGGTCTGTTCCCACTTGCCGAGAAGAGCTTCACCCTCGTTGGCAAGAGAGCGTGCTCTGATGCCTTCTGTTAGGGTTTCAATTACAGACATTTTAATATTCTCCTTAGAATTGTCTTATTTGTTCATTCCAGCGAGTGTAGCCCAGCGATTATAGGTGGGATCGCTATCAGTAGAGGTGGGACGCTCATTGCGCGCACCACCAAGAACCACAGAAGAAGTACGGGTAATCACTTCAGACAAAGATTGTGCGGGAGCGGTGTTAGAACCGCCCGCCAATGTCTTTTGAAGAGTTTCGTACATCATCTTCGCTTCTTCTACGGACGTTGCTTTCCCGACCATATCAACAACTTTATTTTTTTGCTGCTCATTCAGAGAGGGATCAGTTAGGACACGGTTCGCATATAGTAACCTGGCATTCTGAAGATTAGTTTCTTGCAGTTTGCCTTTCATTTTTTGTAGAATTTTAGTAATAACTTTATTTTCGTTTTGAAGTCTGTCATTTTCAGCAGAGACTTTTTGAAGGTGCTTGATATCTTCTTCTTCCATACCATCGGTATAAACATAAAGACTGCCCTCGTCTTCCTCTTTCTGGTCTTGACTCAACGCCTCTTCGGCGCGATCCAGTTCGACCTGGGGGATATCAACTACCATCATCTCTTTAAAGATGTTGACAAGTTCGGCTTCATTAATCTCAATTTCATCATCGTGACGATTCCCAGGGACATTCATAGCCGAGTCATCGTCCAGATCCACTTGAGCTTCCTCGTCTTCTAAGTTAATGTCTATGTTGTCGGCCACGTCGCCTAAGTCTTCGGAGAAATCATCGTCTGGGGCTTCCGCCGCGGCTGCGAGGATATTATCCAAATCCACTTCGACAATGCCTTCGTCCTCTAAGTGAGCCATAGGTACCTGCTCCATGGTTGTGGAGGAAACCTCTCCCTCTGCTTGATCTAATGCTGGCGCATCAGTCACTATCGGACCTCCCAGAGGATCATCTTCCAATCCCAATGGGTCCTGTTCCGACAAAAGGCGGCTTACCGCTGACTTCACTTCTGTAGAATATTTTTCGACTACCGCAGCTTCTGCATTCTTTAGCGCAGCTTCGCGGAGAGCTTTGGCGTCAACAATGGCCTCTTCAAGCATACTGGACATATATAATTCCTCTTCTTTTCGATGCTTTGCATCAAAATTAAATAGTCTCTTGATCGTTTAAACGACCTGTAAAGTATTAGTCCGTAATTCCCGAGCCCGTGAGAGTATACATATTAGAGACGTTAATCCCGGTTATCGCCGCATATAGGTTCCAGCCTTGCACCGGGGCTCCCATGGGACTTGAGACGTATACCCGGTCGGTCTTGACGTTGAGCACCACAGAGGCTGCCTGGGTGCCGTTCAAGTTTTGCGGGAACTGGATCATGTGCATCCCCGTCTGGACCCGATCCGACCCACTTGGTGCGAAACTCAAATACACGGGTTCGTTCTCGTCGGTGGGGAAAAGAACAATTTCTTTAGTGACGGTGGGAAAATTAATCCGGATCTCTTCGAATGGCGCGAGGAGCGATCCGGTCACAAACGGTCCACCAGAAGCCTGGTAGGACGGAGTGTTCCCGAGCCCTACTTGAGGTCCTGTGTAATAGTTTGTCTGGTCCGGTGAAATGGCCATGGTTATCTCCTCTTGCCGCGGGTGCTGCTAAAG